GAGCAGACTTGCCACTGCCACGAATGCTGACAAAATCGCTGGAAGAGAATTCCAACTCAGGATTGTTAAACAAAGAGATGCCAGAAAGAAACTGACTGAGATCATAAATTGCGAAGTCCATAGGAAATACTTCTTCGCTAGAGAATGCTGCCAGGATGTTCTCCGCATTGCTAATCGTGCGTACTGTGCTTCCCTGTCGGAATACGATGGAGGAATTGATAGTGGAGAAGTTTTTGAGAACATCAAAAGTCTTTTTAGATAGGGTTACTTTACTCATCGGTTGTAATCTTCACGGTTAGCATTTTTATCATTGAAGTGTAGCAGCAGAACAGCATAGTGTAGCACCTTCATGATGTCCATACGAGCACTGCCTTTTTTGTCATAACGCGAAGCATACTTCAGAATGTTGCTGCGACAAAAAGGTTCTCCATCACCACAAGCTGCGATCAGATCCAAAGTTTGAATTTGATCATCACCAGCAGAATAATGTTGCTTATAAGTGTTAGCAATATATTGACGCAGTTCTTCAATGATTACGTCTTCATTATACTTAAAGTTCATTCTGTCCAAATGTGTTTAATGTTATCATGGTAGCATTCTTCAAGGTTTCCGTCAAGGTCCTTAACAAATAATTTCATACCCTCGCCACCAAGGATACGAACGGTCTTGCCGTTTTTGAGGACGGCAAGACTATTCACATAACCGTGAAATTCATCAGAACGGATCACCGGCATTCACTTCCTCCTCAGTTTCTTCCTTGGTTTCTACCTTAGCATCAATCTTATCATACAGTTCAATGAAAGATTGCTTGGTCTCATCATCAAAACGATTGACACAGACCTTGATGGCTTTCATACGATCCTGCCAAATAGCGTAGGCACGGATGATATGAACCAGACGGCGGGTGGAAATCACCTCGTCAATACCACCATCCTTGAAAGTTTTACGGATAATATCTGCCCAGTTGGCAAGATTTACACAGAACTCTTCGTCATCAATATTCAAAGAAGCAGATGCTTTCTTAAGAATAGTAGTCTCAACAGTCACCGTAGGATAGTCTTGCTCAAACGTGAGAGCAAAACGCTCAAGGAATGCTTCGTTCAAAACGTTGGTGCCGATGAAGCGACCATCTTCAGATCCCTTACCTTTGGTGTTGGCAGTGGCAAAGATGTTGAACCCAGGAGCAGGTTGAACAAACTTACCAATCTTCTTCAGGAAGACACCTTTGCCTTCAAGAATAGATTGGAGACATAGGATCTTATTAGATGCCAGGTCAACCTCATCCAGCAGCAGGATGGCACCACGCTCAAGAGCTTCGATTACAGGACCGTTATGCCACACAGTCTCACCATTCACCAGACGGAAACCACCAATCAGGTCATCCTCGTCAGTCTCAATCGTGATATTCACGCGGATCAGTTCTCGCTTAAGTTGAGCACATGCTTGCTCAACAGAGAAAGTCTTACCGTTACCAGACAGACCAGTAATGAAAGTGGGATAGAACAGACCAGATTGAATAATCTTTTTCACATCCGAGAAGTTCCCGAACGGGACATAATTGCCATCTTTGACAGGAATAAGGTCCTGTTCTTCCCGAACGGTAACACCAACAGCAGGAGAAGCAGCAGGAGCATTATACACTTGCTCAAGCTTCTCTTGAACAGTCAGGTTCCAAGTGCCACGCTTCACATAGAAGTCACGCAGTCGCTTGGTAGCAGTAGCATAGGTGATGCCAAAGACACCACAAGCATCTTGAACCTGAGCAGCGTTAATATCGTTGCCGAAGTTGCTGGACAGGTAAGAAGTCAGCTGCTCAGTAGTAACGTCAGATTTGGCAGGCATGGAAGTCATTTCGTTGATGAACTTATTATAGGGCAGGTCGGGTGGTTTGGCGTCAGACCCAGGACGGTTTGCGAAGTGGCATACGCAGGTAATTGGATGCCACCCATGGTTTGCTGGCAATATACATTTTGTATGCCGTGAAGGTGTCAATACTCGTGTCTAATTTATATTCATCTGGCATCGCACGGGCAAAAGGAGTTACATTTGTGATCTTACCTTTGGGGAAAAGATAGTATGCTTCCAGCAAAGTATTGTAGCAAGAATGAAACTTACCGTAGCGAACAGAGTATTCATCACATAAATTCATCCCCCACTTGATTAACCAGTAGGCATTATCAATAGTTTCTGCTGCCCATTTAGTACATGGGTGATTACGAAAGGCACCTTTCTCTGTACGATATGCGATACCATCTGCCTTGTGAATAGGACCATAATTATGATACCACTTGGATGCCACGATGGATAACATCTGGCAACACTCAAGTGGCATCTTTACAATATGTTTATCTGGCAAACAAATGGCACTCTCGGCAGGAAATGGCGAGGTGACAAAGATGTTCATGCGACATACTCCACGAAAGAATTAAGAAGTTTTTTATTGGTGGATTTAGAATTAAGCATCTTCTTGAATGCCTTAGTAATATCACCCTTCTTCGCACCAGACTCTACATCAAAAGCAGAAGTTTCGTCAAGAGAGTTGTTAGAAATCGCATAGAGAGCAGTGAATGATTTGGGGTGCGGGATGATAGCAGACTTCTCTTTCTTCCACTGTTTCTGAACTTCTCCGTAATAGGCAACGTCAGCATAAGAGCAAACGAAATTGGAGAGTTGCGAACCAGAAAGAATACGGAAACCCAACACATTCACACCAGGATTGCGGTCACGCAATTGCTGAATAAAGATGTTAGTGTTGCCTTCCCAACCTTCAAACGGTTTATAAACGCGACCGGTCTGGCGATCACGCAAACAAACACTACTATCAAGACGGCGAGGACGAACATAGTGATGATCACGGTATTCATCATACAACTCACGACCATAAGCGGTCTGGCAAGCTTCACCATCAGAGAGAATACAAACATTCACTTTCTGAAGATCGTTCTGTTTCTTGAACTGGGGAATGATGTAGTTGAGCATCACAATACCCTCGTTCAAGGGAGTACCAGACAAACCAAGACCAGTAGTAGCATCGTAGTAAGTATGGTAGGTATATGTATATGCTTCGCGGAAAAGATTGAGACACATACGTTCGTAGTCCTTCGCGTTGGAACGAGAAGAAACAAAATTCACCAGATGGAACATACCTTTCGGAAGATACACTTTATTCTGATAACAACCGTTAGAAGAGAAGTATTCATCATTAGAAATGTATTGATCCTTGCCTTGTTTGATACGACGCACAGAGAAATAATCGTTCGTGAAAGCATACACCTCAAACGGGATTTGAACTTTCTTACAGAAAGCAGTCAGGTTTAGAAGCTGTTTGACAGTAGCAAAGATCTCACGCTGCATAGAACCAGACCAGTCCAGAAGGAACAGCAGACCATGGTTCTTACCGTCAGGAAGAACAGTAACTTTCTTGAAGATATCTTCGTTGTAAAGATACGTGTGAAGTTTGGTCGTGTCAAGCACACCAGTCTTAGATTGACCAGCACGAGCATAAGCATCGGCAGACTTACGGCACTCAAACTCCTTGACAAGGTAATTCACTTCTTTCTGGGATTGCTTACGGAAAGATTGATATTCAATATCAACACCTTCGTAAGCAGTCTTGGGCAGACGATCATTAGCTTCACGCTGCTGATCAATCCAGTCATGAACTTCAGTCCAGTCAGCAACATAGTCTTCAAGAACTATATTGTCGGGGATCTCAACATAGTAAGTGTTGCCGCTGCTGGATCCAGTCAGACGTTCAGCAGCACGATCAAAGGCATCTTGAGTTTGAGAACTCTCTTCGTCGCCTTCATCACCAGCAGCATCAACATCTTCACCTTTCGGTTCAGTGGCACCACCAGTCTCTTGACCTTGCTGATCAGAATTACTGGAAGGTTGATCCTCATCAGCATCACCTTCTTCAGGTTCATTATCACCCCCAAATTGGGTGGAACTACCCCCACCTTGAGTAGTTTGCTCAGCATTGATGTTGGCATCAACTTTTTCCATCTCTTTCTCTTGCTTGCTGAAGTTATACACATCCACAGCAATCTGAAGAACTTCTTCAAAACTTTCTGCTTCTTCTGTGCGAGCAACAAACACTTGCTCATCAACAGCAAAAGGAATAAAGGCACCGGCACCAACCTTGAAGTGAAGATTGATACGGTCAATCAGACTATAGGTATTCAGATCATCACCAGCAATACCAAAGAAGTCTTGAGCATTTAATTCTTGATAACCACCAGCAAAAGACTTACGCAGACCAGGATACTTACGCTTCATCAGCTTCTCAATACGAGCATCCTCAATCACGTTGATGAAGTCTTTAGGGCAATCTGCCTTAGCAGTCCAGTCTTCGTTGGGAGTGAAGAGAGCGTGTCCCACCTCATGACCCACCAGCATATCGTATACGGTGCTGGAAGCACGGTCCCAGTTCGGGAGGGTCAGCACACGGGTTTCCACGTTGAAACACGCTGTAGGGCAATTACGGTGCTCTACAACGAGGTTCTCAGTAGCGAGTAGGCGGGCAAGGTTGCCCTTGATTTCTTGGCGGGTCATCGGTTTTTTGCTGATGTGGTAAGCATAGCAAAAAGGGCGCCCCCTTAGAGGCACCCTTAGTCCAGTTCAGAAACTGTCTCTTGGATCACGCTGAAGTTCTTTTCCTTCACTGCTGTAATTGTTCTATCAAACTTTCCTTCCAGTTGTTCTCTGTGAGAGATGACATATACATTTGTATTGTCATCAAAATTTCTCAAAATCCAACCAAGATCAGATCCGCCTTGCTGATCCAAGGAACTATCGAAGATCTCATCTAAAATAAGGAGGTTAGTATCCACGCTATTCTTGAGCTTAGCAATAGCTCTCCAAGTAAGCAACAAAGCAATATCAATTCTAGCTTTCTCTCCTTCGCTGAAACTATCATATGAAA